GAGGTCGTAGCCGTTTTCGCGGGCGACGTCGATCCGCTGCTTCAACTGGCTTTCGAGGGTCCGGAAGCCGGCGAGGAACGGGTTGTCGCGGTCGGCGAGCAGATCCTCCAGCCCCTTCACCTTCAACGCTTCGGCGACGGCTTTGTTGACGTTGTCGGCATATTTCAGCAGCGCCGTCTGGACGCGCGGGGACGTTTTCACCGCGCCGTCGCGCAGCGCGTCGGCCAGCGCCAGCGACAGTGCCTCGCTCTCGCTGCCGGTGCCGGTCACCGTGCCGCCCCGGATTTTGCCGGTGCCGCTGCGATCGACGCGGAACTGGTCACCGCGCTTCCCGATCGACACGCTGAAATCGCCGATGCTGCCGCCGAGCTGCTCGGCGATGGATTGCAGCGCGTCGGTGATGGTGTTGCCGATCGCGCCGGTCGCCTTCTGGACGGCAGAATTGCCGGCGCCGCTGGTGCTCACCTTCCCGCCGCTGCCGCTGATCGTCGTCGAACCCTGCTTCACGCCGATCAGATTGCCAAGAACACCGCCAGCCAAGCCGGCCAGAACGCCAGCAAACGGACCAAGCGCGGCACCCACGGCGCCAAGGCTCGATATGGTTTTGCTCAGCGCCCCCCCAACTGCGCCGCCGAGCGTCGCCCCGGTGCTGTCGAGTTTGACGCCGATGGCATTGCCGATACCCGCCACAGCACTGCCGAAGGCGTCCTTCAGCCCGGCGAGCGGCGCGCCGACCGCAGCCTTCAGCCCTTCGGCGAATGGACCGGCGGCGCCATCTGGCCGCTTCTGCCCTGCCAGTAACGTTAACGCGCCGCCAAGCGCCCCTCCGACGCCGGTGTAGTCCCCGCTATTCGCACCCTGCGCGAGTCCCGAGATGGTGCGGATTGCCGCCCCCGCGCTGCCGCCAATTGCCTGGCCAATCGCTACGGCTTGCGTGAGGGCCTGGTCTGCGAATGCGTCGCCGGCCACGGCTCCGCCCTGAGCCAGACGGTCGGCAATAGCCTCCGTCGAACGGCCCAGCGCATCAAGGCCCTCGCCCTGGTTCAAGCTGCCGGCGCGCGGTGCTTTTGCGGCGTCGAGATAGGCGTTCGTTGCCACGGCCAGCTTCCGCTGGGCATCGGCGTATCTCTCAGCATCCCGCGCCGCCTCACGGTCGGCGGCAGCGGCTTCGCGGGTGACGGCGGTCGATTTCTGTTCTGCGTCGCGCGCCGCTTCAACAGCGGCACGGCGCTTACCGATCTCGGCGCGCGCCTGTTCAACCGTCTTTGTTCCAGCCTTTACCTGCCGCTCCAGATCGGTCTGGGCAGTGTTCAGTGCGCGCGTCGCCTCCGCGACCGCGCCGGTGCCCAGCGCCACATCGGCCAGCATTTCCTGGTAGGCTCGGCCCGCTTTCGTCGCGACGCCATCGACAAAGCCTTTGCCCAAGGGCCCCGTGTTGAGCGATTGCTCGACCGCCAATGATCGCTGGAATGCAACGCTCGCCGCCCGGTCAGACTGATACTGGCCTGCAAGGTCGCTGCGCTGGAACCCGCCGCCGGTCGCTTCGGACGCCGCATTGTTGATGCGGTCGACAAGGCTGAAGGCGCCACTGATCACGCTGCGCATCTCGGGCAGCTTGCCCCGCATCCCGGCAATCGCATCGCCAAAGCCGTCGACCAGCGCCCCGAAGGTTTCCTTCGCCTGTGCACTTAGCGGCCGCAGTGCTGCCCCGACTTCCTGTGCAAATGTCAGCGAACCATCGGCGGCTGTTCTCGCCGCCTTGTCGGTTTCGAAAAGGCCGGCAATGAATGGTGCAAGAATGATCGTGGCACCGGTGATCGCAGCGCCCCACGGCCCCGAAAGGAAGCCCGCGACCTTCCCCATCTGGCCGCCCAGCCCGGACATGGCGAACGCGACCTGGCCGCCCTGTTGCGCAAAAATTGTCATCGGCGAGATGCCGAGCGCGAGGCCCTGGCTGATATCGCCGATCTGCTGCCCGAGGTTCGCGGTGGCGCTGCGCATCTGGCCGGCCGACTGCCCGGCCTGCCCGGTGGCCTGCGTCAGCTGCGCCATCTGGCGCGAGGCGGCGGCCGCGGCGGCGCCCTGTTCGATCATCGCGATCTTGGCGGCGCGCAGCTGGTCGCGAATTTCGCCGGCGCGCGCGGCGCCCGCCGCCGTGTCGCGGTTCAGCGTCCTCAGCTCTGCCGACAGTTTCCGGGCCGCTTCCTTCTGCGCGTCGACGGCGATCCGCGCGTCGGCCACCTTCGCGGTCAGGCCGGTCAGCTCGACGCTGGCCTGCTTTCCGTCGGCGGTGACCGTCGCCTGGACGCGGAGGCTGGTCGTCATCGCGGCAGCTCGCGGGTCAAAATCATCGCCGCTTCTCCGCCATCACGCGCAGCGCCTCGGCCTCGAGCGTGCGCAGATCGGCCATCACCCGGCCATCGACGGTGATGCCGAGCGGGGCGGCGGCGGCGGCGATCGCTTCGTATCTGAGGCCCGTCATCATCGGAAAACCACCCGTTCCGTTCACCATCCCGCCCGGAACCCAGTTCCACTGGGTGTCCATCGCGTAAAACACTGCCGCCGCCCGGCCTTCGTCGTCGGCGTCGAGCTCGACCGCGTCGACCGCCTGGACGGGGCGCTTCGCCAGTTCGGCGGCGACGGCGTCGGGCGCGAGCCCGGCCGCCTCCAGCGCCGCCTTCAGGCTGGCGTTGCCGGCGGCGCTCCATCCGCTGCCGCCGTCGCCCGCTCCGGCCCAGCGCCGGGCGACGGCCCGAAGTTTCCCAGCCGCGTCTCCGGCACGGCGGCGAGGCAGTTCTGCCACGCCCGCGCGATCGCCGCCGGCACGTGCGGAACGTCGAGCATCGCGGCGCGGCCGGCGGCGTCGAACGGCACCTCCCGGCCGGCATCGTCGGTGATCCCGCGCCAGTCGGTGGCGATCTCGGTCAGCAGCGAATCGTCGACCGTGCGTTCGAGCAGCGCCTGGAACTCGGCGATGCCGAGCCGGCGGAAGCGCATCTCGAAGCCCGCTTCGCTGGCGCCGCCGCCGTCGAGCGGAACCGGGAAGCGCACCGGCCACCAGACCGTGGCGCCCTTCACGATGACAAAAGCGCTCACCGGCTCACCAGCACGATATCGTCGTTGCCGGCGGCGCTCGGCGGGCAGACGCCGGTGATGGTCGCGAACAGCCGGTTGACGTCCTCGGAATAGCTGATCGTCTCCATCACCGCCTGCGCCGCCGACAGCTGGATGATGTTGCCGGCGTTCAGCCCGTGCACCAGCGTGAAGGGCACCGGCGACCCGGCCGCCAGCGACGCCGAATAATTCTTCGTCGCGGCGTCGGGCAGCTCGAAGGTGGCGGTGAATTTCACCGCGCGGCGGTCGCCCTCGTCGTCCTTTCCAAAGACGATCTGGCGGCTGCCGGTGGTCGAGTAGAGCTGGGTCTTCATCCCCAGATCGACGACGAGCGAGCGGGCAGGCAGCGTGAAGCCGTCGAGCGTGATGACGGTGTTTTCCAGGTTGACCTCGACCGGCGCCGGATAGGCCGCCAGCGACAGGCCCGCCGCAGAGCCGGTTTTGTAGACCTCGCCGGCGGTGCGAAACAGGCCGAGCCCGGTGAATGCCATGAACGGTGCCGCCTTTTCGGCGAAGTTGAAAACGACGTTGCCGCGCGCGCCGCGCATTTCGTGAAGGATGGTGTCCTTCAACAGCAGCATCGACAGCGCGTCGCCGTCGCCGGCGCTGGTCAGCGGATAGCCGACCTGGACGCCGGTCGGCACGCCGGCGCCGAACATCGATCCGCGCAGCATCGTCTGCCACAGCGCGGCGGTGTTGGCGGTGCCCGATCCGGCCATCTCCATTTCGAACGAAAAGCCGCGGTGCACCGCCGACGGGATCGACGCGTTGGCGCCGGCGAAGCCGCGGTCGGTATTCCGGCGCAGCGGCGCGGTGTTGAACGGATCGATCGTCAGATTGCGGACGGTGAGCGCGTTCAGCGCCAGCGTCGGCGCCGACCAGACACCGGGCGGGGTTTCGATCTTGGCGGCGAGGAAGGAAGTGGCGAGAGGCATCGAGGGTGCTCCTTATTCGGCGTCGGCGGCGGTGACCGCGGCGTGCTCGGCGATGACGGTCATCGTCGATCGGCGGCGTTTCGGTGGCTCCGAAGCGGGCGCGTCGGCGGCGCGGGCGGCGCGCACCGCCGCGCTGGCGGGCTCGCCGTCCTCGCCGAGGAGGACGCCGGTGTCGGCTTCGAAAATGCCGCCCTGGCCGATGACGTGGCGGGCGGAATCGAACCAGGCCGGATAGCCTTCGGGGGTGGACGTTTCGGCCATTTCAGTTTCCCTGCTTTCGGTAGTGGAAGACGGTGCGGAACCGGGTGATCCAGCTGGCGCGCCCGGCCTCGAGCCCGAGCAGCCGCGCCGCCACCGGCACGATCGGGCGGTAGAGCGCGGGCTCGGGCGTCCAGCCCATCAGCCGGGTGACGAGCGCGTCGTGAAAATCGGTCAGCTCGTCCTCGTCGCGGCCGCGCTGCGAAGCGCCGGTCACCAGCGCGACGACGTCGAAGCTGAAGGTCGACTCGAGGTCGATCAGGCCGGGGCCTTCGGTGACGCTGCGGATGGTTTCCTCGGCCGGGATCACGAAGCACGCCGGCATCGGCGCGGGCGTGCGCGCCAGATCGGCGACGCGCTTCACGCCGCCGACGTGTTTGAAGCCCAGATCGCCCGCGGCGATGTGATCGATGACGAGGCCGAGCTTCATTTCAGCGCCCCGTCGAGGTGCGCGACGAGGATCGCCTCGATATCGGCGACCAGCGCCGGGCCGAAGCCGATGAACGGCCGCGCCGGCATCGTCACGCTGGCGCGCGGGCCGAACGGCGTCTTCAGCGCGCGCTTCTGCTGGCCGCCTCCGCCCCGGCCGGCCTTCGGCGCGATCCGGCCGCCGAACTGGTGGATCGCGGCGTAGACCAGATTGGTGCCGACGATCGCGCTGTCGGCGTCGCTGGCGGCGGTGATCGACTGGCGCAGCTGGCCGCTGTCGGTCAGCGTCAGGCCGCCGTCTTCGCGCGCCCGCTGGCTGGGCAGCCAGGGCGTGCCGTCGGGCGCCTTTTCGGTTTCAAAATTGAGGACGGTCTCGGTGCGCAGCAGATCGGCGATCGCCGCCATCGGCACGGTGAAGTCCACCGCCGCCTTCGCGCCCGCTTCGAGCCGCGCGGT